GGTGCTTATGCCCTAGATGCTAACACCACAGGAACCGACAATACAGGTATTGGTGATAACGCTTTAGGTGCTAATACCACAGGAACAGAAAATACATGTGTAGGTGGAGCTGCAGGTAATGAAATAACTACAGGAGATGCTAATGTTCTTCTTGGTTATAGTACAGGAACTCATCAGGATAACCTCACAACAGGTGGTGGTAATATACTGATTGGTGCTTATACTGATTCCACAGATGGTACTGCTAATCAAGCACACGGACTAGGATATAACATTGATTGTGCACCGAACTACACAACTTTAGGCAATTCCACTTCTGACATAAGAGCAGCTCATGGTGTAGCAACATGGGCTACTGTTTCGGATGAAAGAGTTAAAAAAGATATTGAAGATTCTACAGTAGGATTAAACTTTATAAATGATTTAAGACCTGTAACTTTTAATTACAGAAATAAAGGTGATTTACCTACAGAGTTTAGAGGTTACGAAGAAGGTTCTACAGAAGTCTACAAAAGCGAAAAGAGTCAACATGGTTTTATAGCACAAGAAGTTAAAGCAGCTATTGATAAACATAGTGATATTAAAAATGGATTTAATCTGTGGGATGATAATGATGAGACAGGTCAACAAAGAGTTGGTGAAACAGCACTTATACCCATGCTAACTAAAGCAATACAAGAACTTTCGGCAAAAGTCGAAGAATTAGAAAGTAAATTAAACGGAGAATAAATATGGCTCAAACAGTAGCAGAAGTGCTAACAGCAGCAACAGATAGCGTAACGCTTATCAACGACATCAATACGAATGGTAAAAAATCAACGTATGTTGGTGGTTCAGCAGAAGCAGATACAGAGATGTCACAAGCTGATATAAATACAAAAGTACAACGTAATGTTGACCACTTAGAACTTATATTAGCTTACGAACCTGTTGATTCAGATGATGAGACTCCAGATGTTAAAGGCTCTAGTGATAGCAAAACAGCTTACACAGGTGCAGTTACAACTGGTAAAGCTTATATAGCATCTAACAGCTAAAAGTGAATGGCATTACTTCCTATTACTCCCCCAGCTGGAATCGTCAAGAACGGGACTGATTACGGAAACAAAGGCCGTTGGGTAGACGGGAATTTAGTACGCTTTGAAAATGGCTACCTAAAACCTATAGGTGGTTGGAACAAATTAAAAACAACAGCTCTTACAGGCGAACCTATTGGAATGTATGCACATTCCGATAACACAGGTAAGCCTATACTGGCTGTGGGTACAAGACAAAAAGTCTATGTACTCTACGACAATACTTGGACAGACATCACACCATCTGGTTTCGTAAACGATGCCAGTAATGATCCTTTGGGTTATGGTGCTTATCAATACGGTCAAGAAGACTATGGTGATGCTAGAAGTCAATCAGGCTTACCTTTAGATACAGGTCATTTCGCTTTTGATAACTGGGGTGAAGATTTAGTCTTTTCTTTTTCAGGTGATGGCAAGATATACAAATGGCGACCTAACTCTGGCGGTACAGCTGATACGATAGCTACAGTTGTTACCAATGCACCTGTAGGCAACCAAGCTATCATCGTAACCAACGAAAGACATTTAGTAGCTATTGGTTCTGCAAGCGATCCTAGAAAGATTGCTTGGTCTGACAGAGAAGACAGAAACAACTGGACATCTAAAGCTACTAACTCAGCGGGTGATCTACAAATCCCTACAGGTGGTAGAGCACTATACGCAGTTAAGTTTGGTGCAGATGTCATTATATTTAGTGATACAGGAATCGCTCGCATGTATTACACAGGAAACCCTTTTATCTATGGTATAGCTGATGCGGGTTCTAACTGTAAAGCAGTAGGCAGAAGAGTTATTGTATCTACAGGATCATTTATGGCATGGATGGGTGAGAACTCATTCTTTGTATACGATGGACAAGTTAGAGAAATACCATGTGAAGTACACGACTATGTGTATGACAATCTAAACCAACAAGGTAGAGCTGCTAGTTGGGGTGGACACAATTCTAACTTCAACGAGATATGGTGGGGATTCCCAAGCGGTGATGGACAATACACACCGAACAAATACGTTATATGGAACTACAGAGAGAACACATGGTCTATAGGTGAATTAGATCGTGGTTGTTGGATTGACCAAGGTGTCTTTGACTTTCCTATAGCGGGTGACTCTAGTGGGTTTATATACGAACACGAATCACAGTTATTAAACAACTCTCCAAACTTAGGTACAAGTGTACCTTTTGCAACGAGTGGCCCTATAGAGATTGGCAATGGCGATAGGTACGTTCAATGTAATCAAATATTACCAGATGAAGAAGCAAATACTTTACCTGGTGTAACCCTTAGTTTTAAAGGTAAGTTTACTCCGCTAGGCAGCGAAACAGACTTTGGTAGTTTTACCTTTAATAGTGATGGTTATACCGATGCAAGGTTCTCAGCACGACAGGTACAGATGACAGTTACAGGAAGCACAACACAAGACTTCCAAGTTGGTAACATTAGGTTAGATGTCAGGAACAGAGGCAAACGATGAACCTAGCTTCTAAAAGGCAATATTTAGAAAGAGCGACTAATGTAAAATATTCTTTTGCAGCTACTACTCAGCAAACTATATACACAGCACCTACTGGTGATGATTTTACGTTTGCCATAATAGAAGGCATATTTGCTTGCGATCATGGCAATCAACAAACTAATTTAGATATAACCATTACAGATACCAGTTCTAATGAGTTCTTCCTTTTTAAGAATCACAACATATCAGCCTATGGCACAGAAGAATTAGTAGTTAATTCTGGTTTGATTCTGCAACAAGGAGAGATCGTTAAAGGACAGGTTAATCACGCAAACATAGACTTAGTGTTAAGTATTGTAGAGTATGCAAAAGGTGACTAATAACGTAGTTGATTTCAAACCCACATGGGAAATGGAGTGGGATCGTTGTAAACCTTGGATAGAAGAAGCCTTGAAATATCAAGATTCCTATACAATAGACCATGTAGAAGATAAAATAAGCAAAGGATTGTTTCATTTGTGGCCTGGTAAGAAGTCTGCATTGGTAACAGAATTTGTAATATTTCCAAAGCATAAAGTATTGAATTTACTTTTTTGCGGTGGAGACTACAATGAATTAACAGAAATGCTTCCATCTATAGAAGTTTTTGCTAGAGCAGCTGAATGTAAAAGGCTCTACGGAGGCGGAAGAAAAGGATGGGCAAGAAAATTAAAGCATTTAGGTTTTGAAGAAGAACACATGATAAGAAAAGAATTATGAGTAAAGGCGCAACAACAGCAGAAGCTGTAATACCAGAGTATCAACAACAGCAACAAAGAGCTTTATTTGGTGCTGCATCGTCATTAATGAATCAACCTTTTGTACCCTACACAGGTGCAAGAGTAGCTGGTTTTAACCCAGATCAATTAAGACAGTTTCAAGCCACTCGTGGTTTATTTGAAACAGGTATGCAATACGATCCTATGTCTGGAATTGCTGGACTTGCGGGTGCTGAAACACCTCAAATTGGACAAGTACCATCTTTATTACAAACAGACATAGGTGCATATCAGTCACCTTACACACAACAAGTTATAGACACCACATTGGGTGATATAAGAAGACAACAAGACATAGCACAACGTAAAGCACAAGAAGGTGCTATTCGTGCGGGTGCGTTTGGTGGATCACGTTCAGCTATTATGGAAGCTGAAGCAAGCAGACCTTATGTAGAACAAATGGCAAGAACCGCAGCTGGCTTAAGACAAGCGGGTTACGGTCAAGCTTTAGGTGCTGCTGAGTCAGACATCGCAAGACAACAAGCTAGAGCATTTGCACAACCAGAATTAGAACTAAGATCAAGAGCACAAAGAGCTGGATTGCTTGGTGGATTACAGTCAGAACAAGCTGCAAGATTAGGTCAACTTGGTCAAGCTGGATTACAACAACAAGCCCTACAACAAAGAGGATTGGATGTTCCATATCAAGAGTTCCAAAGAGCTTTGGGTTATGGCGGTCAACAACTTGGTTTATTGGGTCAAGCAATGGCTCCGACTACTGCTGGTCAAACTACACAAAGAGAAACTGGCACAGGAGATATATTAGGAACTGCTGCACAACTAGCAGCAACTTATATGATGATGCCTGGATCAGACGAAAGAATGAAAGAAGATATTAAGTTTGTTGGCAAAGAAAAAGGACACAACATCTATACATGGAATTGGAAAGATGAAGCCAAACAAATGGGTTGGGATAAATTCCCCACAATCGGTGTTCTTGCTCAAGAAGTAATGAAGTATATGCCTGAAGCGGTCATGGAAGACGAGAACGGATATTACAAAGTTAATTACGGAGTTTTATAAATGGCAATAGATTCATTGGTAAATATGCAACAGATGTTTGGATCACCAACACCTGATCCTGTTGGACAAAGACTACAGGCTGGTTTAGGTCAACAGCAAGCAGTAATATCTAACAATATTGCACAAGATAAATTAGACAAAAATCAAAAATTAAGCTTGATGCTTTATGCTTTGGGTGGTGCTTTAAAAGGCGATGAAAACTTTGTGCAAAACACAATAAAGATTCAACAAATGCAAGAGGGCAAAAAGAAAGAGAGAGCTAAAAAAGCAAAATATGATGATTTTGTAAGAGGATTACCTGAAGGTACTTTTAAAGATTTAACTAGATCATTAGGGCCTGATAAGCTAGATGAATTATTATTAAAAAAATATGAGGCTGAAACAAGAGAGCCTAAAGAAAAAAGAATTTATGAAGCAGCAGATGAAAGAAAGCGTTATGTAGATACTGGAGAGCTTGTTTTTCCAGGTGTTGAAGTTCCTGACAAGCCATTAAGTGAAACACAAATATTTGCGAAAAAAAGAAATGAAGTTTTAGATAGAATTTTTAGTACAGACCCAAATGTGTACGCAGACTTTGGTGAAAATGCAGAAAGACAAAAAGCCTTAGATGAAAAATATTATGACGATGTAATTAGAAAACCATCTTTGCAAGAAACATTGTATGGAAATATACTTCAACAAGTAGAGGAATTAAAAACTTTTAGCAACGCTGAAGAAGCTAAACAAGCTGGTTTACAGTCAGGAGATGTGTTTAGAGGCACAGACGGAAAAACTTATACGGTAAATTAAAATGGCAAACCCATTTGAAGGATTTGCAACTCCAACAGAAGAAACAAACCTATTTGAAGGATTTGCAGAGCCTTTGTCTGAAAAAAACCTAGACGAAGAAAAAATAGGATTACCAGAAAATATTTTTAGAACTGCTATTGGAGCCGTGAGAGATACAACACAAGCAACAATAGATTTTTCAGATTATGTTTCTGGAGCTGTTCCAGATTTTTTACAAGCGGGAATTGTTAAAGACGAAGAAGGGGTTCAATTTCTTTATGGTAAAAAATTTATTGAAGCTAAAAGAAAAAACGAAGAACAAGGAATAAAGTCTATTCAGTTATCAAAAATAGAAGAACCAACAGGTGCTGTTGGCTCTGTTGCAAGAGATATTTTAGGGTTTGCAATACCATTTTCTAAATTAAAACTTTTAACTCCAGTTACTAAAAAAGGAAAATTAGCAGAAATAACAGCAAGGGGTGTGGCTGCGGAACAACTTGCTTTTAGTCCAGAAGAAGCAAGACTTTCAAATTTAATACAAGAATATCCACAACTACAAAATCCTGTAACAGAATATTTGCAAGCCGATCCTGATGATACGGAAACTGAAGGAAGATTTAAAATGGCACTAGAAGGTGCTGGTTTAGGTTTGGCTGTAGAAACAATAATTAAAGGATTCAGTAGAATTAGACAAAAAACCAAATCAGAAAAACCTACAGAAGTAGAAAAACCAAAACCTACAGAAACAAAAGAACCTTCGATTATTGATACGACAACAACTTTTCAACAAGCAAAAAGACAAATTGATACACAGCCATCAATAGAACTAATAACACCTCAAAGACCCGTTTTAGACAAAGCTGGAAATATAAATTTAACAAAATTTGATACACCTGAATCAGTAAAGGACTTTATTTACACAACAGGAAAAGATCATAATGATTTTTTTGAAGCAAGAAGAGGTGTTGTTAAGTTTGGAACACAAGGGGAAGAATTAAAAAAACTTGCAGATATGTCTGGTCTGACTGTGGAGACATTGTTAAAAAGAAAAAAAGGAGAAGCTTTTAATGCAGAAACCGCATATAAGGCCAGAGAACTATTAGAACAATCTTCAAAAGAAACAGAATCTCTTGCAAAAGAATATGCAGAAAAATTAAACAAAAATACTTTAACAGACTCAGATCGTTTTAAATTCAAACAAACATATACAAAAAATGTTGCTATACAAGAACAAGTTGCTGGTATTACAGCAGAAGCTGGAAGGGCTTTATCTGGTTTTAGAATAGGTGTTGGTGCTGATCAAAAAATTAAAAATCAAATTATAAAAGAAATTGTAGAAGCTCCTGTTGGAAAGAAAGCCTCTATTGATGAAATTATTTACGGAATAAGTAGATTAGATGATCCTGAAAAAATAGCAAAATTTGCAAAAGATACTTATAAACCAACAACTTTAGATAAAGTACAAGAAGCATGTATTAATGGATTGTTGTCTGCTCCAACAACCCATGAAGTTAATATTATTGGCAACAGTATTACAGCCCTTAACACAATAGCTGAAAGTGCTACCGCAGCAACACTTGGACTTGCAAGAAGAGATTTAGATAAAGTCACATTTAAAGAAACGGGTGCAAGAATACTAGGAAGCATGTATGGCTTTAAAGATGGATTAATAATGGCTGGTAAAGTTATCAAAGATATGGATGCAATTACTGATCCATTTCTGAAACTAGAAATGAGAAGAGAAAAAGCAATACCTGGTGCTGTTGGAGAGGTTATAAGAACACCTTCAAGGTTTCTGGCAGCTGAAGATACTTTTTTTAAAACTATTGCATATAGACAAGAGATAATGGGCCAAGCTGTTAGAAAGGCTGTAAAAGAAGGAAAAAAGGGAAAACAATTATC